CGTTGAATGCACGTTCAGCGTTGAGCTTGCTGGTTCTGGCGCTGCTGGCACCGCACCTCGCTACGGCAAAGCTCTGCTTGCTTGCGGCATGAGCGAGACCATCTCCGCTGGTGTTAGCGCAACTTATGCGCCTGTCAGCTCCAGCTTTGGTAGCTGCACCATCTATTACAACATTGATGGTGTGTTGCATAAAGTGACCGGTGCTCGCGGCACTTTTACGCTGAACATGGCGGTGGGTGAGATCCCTTCTATTGATTTCACCTTCACTGGTGTGTACAACGCACCTACTGATACCGCCGCTCCTGCTGTCACCTACGCGAACCAGGCAACGCCTGTGATTGCGAAGCAGGGCAACACGACTGGTTTTGAACTGCTTTCCTATAGCGGCTGCCTCCAGTCGGTGACCTTCGACATCGGCAATACATTGGTGTACCGCGATCTGATCAACTGCACCAAGCAGGTGCTGCTGACTGACCGCGCCAGCACCGGTAGCGTCGTGATCGAAGCGCCGACCATTGCTCAGAAGGACTACTTCACTGCAGCGCTGAGCGATGGCTCGCTGGGCAACTTGCTGTTCCAGCACGGCCAGACCGCTGGCAACATCTTTGATTTCGCCTCCACTCGAGTCGATATCGGCGATGTGAGCTACAGCGATCAGGACGGCATCCACATGCTGACAATTCCGTTTACCTGTGTTCCGTCAACATCTGGTAACGATGAGTTCAGTTTCGTTTATACCTGATTAAGGTGTGACAGTGACGGGGGAAGGGTCGCCAATGCGACCCTTTTTTATTGGGTGTATGCTGTTGGAGTATCGCGTTCATTACGCATGGCATTTGTTCGTAAAAAAGTTAAGGTCTTTTCTTGGCCGGTCAGCATTGAAGAGCCCAGTGATGGCGGCACTTTTGACACGGTGACTTTTGATGCCAAGTTCAAGCGAGTTGGCCGGAAAGAGTTTCAAAAGCTCGGCGAAAAAGGTGAGCTTGACCTGTTGAAGGTGATCATGGTTGGCTGGGAAGGCATCCAAGACGAAGATGGCAAGGAAGTGCCGTTTTCGATTGAAGCGATGCGCGATTTATCTGATGACCCTTACTGGATTCGTGGTGTGCTCAAGGCTTATACCGAAACCTTTGAAGGCGCGCGCCAGGGAAACTGAAAGAGGCTGCCGTCTACTGGGCGGGCGGTAGCAAGAGAGTAGAAGATAAAACGGGTGAGGACGCTGCTGCATTTGGCATTGTCCTCCCTGAGCAGCCGCGTGATGAGGTGGTTGATTTTGAGGTGTGGGATGAGAACTGGGATGTCGTGATGATGTTCCTGCGCATGCAGACGCAATGGAACACGACGATGGCTGGCTATCTCGGGTTGCGATACGAGGTGATGTTGTGTGCTGGCGGGATGTTTGACCTTTACAATGTGGACAATCGCCGCGAGATGCTGGAAAGTCTTCAGATAATGGAGGCTGCAGCGTTGAGCGAATTGGCCAAGGACAAGGATGGCTAACCAGGTTCCTCCTATAAAACTCAATCTAAAGCTTGAGGGGCTTGAGGGGCTTGAAAAGCTAAAGGGATCTTTTCGCGAGCTTTCTAAGGTAACAAATCTTAGCGACAAAGATATCGTAAAAGTACGAGACAGTCTTTTTGAGTTTGCAAAGAAGGCGGGCGATACCGAAAGAGCGAATAAAGGCTTAACCGATGCAATTAAGGGGTTGCTGGGAGAAGCCCAAAAAGGTGGACTTGTTTGGCAGCGTCTTAACAATGATTTAACAAAACTTCAACAGCAGTCTCGACTTACCGACAGCCAAATCAATACGCTGCGTGAATCTATTGTTTACGAAGCAAATACGCACAAACAGTCAGCCGCCTCGATTCGCGAGCACATTAAGTCACTTCAAGACTTAAGATCTCAAGCTGTATTAGGGGGGCAGGTTGCAAGAAAGCTTGGCGAAAATATACAAACGCTTTCCCAGAAAATGGAGGAAGGCGAAGGCGCAAATAAAAAACACTTCAATTCCTTGACTCAAATCCTGGCCGTTAAGCCAGAAAAAGTTTTAAGTCAGTGGCGAGATTACACAAAAGTTTTAAGCGATGTGCGGGCTACTGCAGAGCAGGCTGCCACAGCGCAGGACCGTCTTAATAAGCTTGCTGGTGCGCCAAGAATTTCCGCAAGACGCGGGATTGCTGCGCGCGCAGAAATTCAAGCTGATCCAGAGTACTTGAGACGTTTTGGTATTGATGGCAAGTCCTTGGAGGACATGCCAAATATCACTGCTGCTTTTTCGCAGCGATTAAAAGAATTACAAGAAGATTTGAGTTTTACCGAGCGTAATACTCAAATTTATATTGCAACATCCTTGCGCATGCTTGGCGTTCAGCGTGAGTTGAGCGCCGCTACTCAAGGTTTGGGAGCCGCTCTGGTTGCGCAGCTTCGATCCGGCGACTTAATTCCTAGTCAGAAAAACCTTCAGGAAGTTATTGGTCAGCTTCGGCGTGAAATGCTTGAGCTTGATACAACAACGACTGAAGGCGCTCGGGCTTACGCAGAAAACGCCAATCAGGCTCGCGTTTTGGAGCGGCAATTAAAGGAACTTGCTGGCGCTTATCGAAATGTTGCCGACATGGCAACCCAAGCTGCAACTGCGCAGACAAGCGAGGCTACAGCGCGTGTTACTGCGAATTACTTAAATCGCGGAATGGTGCGCGCACAGGAGCAGGCGCTTGCTGAACTTGGTCAGCGTGTGCGCGCTGGTGTTGCTGCTACTCCGTTGGCGTTGCCTGCGGCTGGTCAGACGAGTGCGCCGGGTACTGGGCTTCCGATCAGCGGGGAATACGTGCAACCTGGCCGCCCTAGCGGTCGAGTTCAGCGAGTCTTGACTCCGGGTACGTTTTCGGGGGAACGCCAGCAGGGACCAGAGATTCCGTTTGACATTTCAGATAGGGCTCGTCGTGCAGCCATTTCAGAAGGCGATGCAGTTAGGGCTGCTACGGAAGCACGCGAGCAAGCGGAGCGACAGATTGAGTCATATCGCGCCGAAATCGCTAAAGCGCGCAGTGCCGACATCGGCAGCATTGAATCGACCGAGAGATTACGCGGCGCAATCAATCAATACAGGTCAACGCTGCCTGGAGCAAGCGCAGAGTTTAGGAAATTAACAAAAGAGCTAGGTGATCTTGATGTTAGATCCGAAAAACTGAGCCGCAGCCTTAGCCGTCGCCGCATGACTGGCATGCAGATGACTCAAGCCGCTGGTGCTGCACTTAGCGGCGGCATCTTCGGCGGACCTGAGGGCTTCCTTGGCGGTGCAATTGGTAGTGCATTCGGTGTCGGCGGTGCATTTGCTGGCGCTGCAATTGGCGCACAAGTTGGCGGATTGAGGCAGCAGCTTGGCGGCTTCGCTGACTATGCAGCCCAGATCCAGAAGATGCAAATTGCTCTGGAGAACGCAGCCGGCAGCCAGTCTGAGTTCAACCGCGCAATGGCTGCGGCTGCATCGGCCACTCAAAATCTGAATGTGCCGCAGGATGTGGCTATTCAGGGTATGACCAAGTTGACTGCTGCTGTTAAGGGCGCAGGCGGTCAGGTCAGTGATGCTGAGCTGGTATTTAGAAATGTCACTTCAGCAATCAAGGCAACCGGCGGCTCAGCGCAAGACGTTGATGGCGCAATCACTGCAATGGTGCAGGTGTTCTCGAAAGGCAAGGTAAGTGCTGAAGAACTGAGCGGTCAGCTTGGTGAACGCTTGCCTGGTGCGGTCACCAAATTTGCCAAGGCAAATAACATGACACTGCCTGAGCTACAGAAAGCTCTGGAGCAGGGTCAGGTTGGGCTGAACGAGCTGATGAATTTCATTATTCAGCTTGGCGGCGAATACTCAGGGGTAGCGCAAAAAATTGCGGATTCTAGTCAGGATGCTGGCGCGCGCCTGACTGTTGCGTTTAATGAAATGAAAATCGCTGTTGGCGAGGCACTGCAGCCAATTGGCGCGCAATTCCAGGAAGCATTTATTCCCTTTATTGAAAATATTACGCCAGTGCTGGTTGATTTGCTGCCCAAAATTGGTGAATTTGCTCTGTCTGTTGCGAAAAATCTTGACGTGCTGGCGGCTGCGGCTGGTGGTGCAGCGCTT